CTTCACTAATCTTTTGTCAAAAGAAATTTCTCAGTCTTATGGATACACTAATTCAAGTGTTTACTTTAGGAACTTTGAACAAGACCATTGGGACGGTTATCATGGAGAATTAATTTCTCAATTTGATGATTGTTTCCAGGTGGTTAGTTCTAACTCTAACCAGGATGATTTCGAGAAACAACTAATTGTTATGAAATCGAACTGTTTATGGTCAGTTCCTATGGCGAAACTTGAAGAGAAGGGTCGTCAATTTTCAAGTGAATTTTTAGTACTTTCAGGTAATAGAAATCCAATTGAAGTTTGTTGTCATTCCAAGACAATCATGGATAAACTCGCTTTAATGCGTAGATTCGATGTTTGTGTTGAATTGATCGAAACTCGGCCTCGAGCCCGGGCAAGGATTGCAGTTTGGACTGGATCACGTGGTGATATCGAGTGCCTTACTCAAGAAGATTTATTGAGTATGGTTAACTTCAGATCATATTACGTTGATTCAGCCAATTTGCGATCTCTGGCCATTAGGGTTCAGGGCGAGCTAATGACTCTTCATCAAAGGAATACTGTTTCCGCTTATAGCTCCAAGGGTTTAGTTGCCCCGAGAGCTGGAAGTTGGATTCAGAGACTAACTAAGGAGGGTTTTGATCTTCCTCAATTAGCTTACAGTTTTCCTAAGGTACCCAATTGCGATCCCATTGTTGAGGCTCATGCAATCCCCGAACCATTAAAGGTTAGGATGATTACTAAGGCACAACCAATTGCTTGGGCGTTAAAACCTTTACAAAAAGCAATGTGGGGTGCAATGAAGAAATTTCCTTGCTTCCAATTGACTTGTGGTGGTGATATTGAAGAAGCCTGTGCTATGTTTAAGGACCAGAAAGGTATTTTTACCTCTGGCGATTATTCAGCAGCTACAGATAATCTTCATATGGATGTTATGTCGGCGGTTTTGGATCCTCTCAGAGAAGAGTTTAAAGATCATGAGAGTCTTCTAGCTTACCTTAATTGGGAATCTGGAAAACATATCGTGACTTATCCTTCTTGGACGGGAATCGAACCGATTGTTCAAACCAGAGGACAGTTAATGGGTAGTTTACTCTCATTTCCTGTTCTCTGTTTGGCCAATGCGGCAACTATTGCACATGTTAGGAAACATCTCTCCTTGTCTG